AACTGTCAACAAGTTGATTCCGGCTTGTGAAAAGCCCTTCTTCTTTTATACCAAACAAAGCGGGGTCAACCACTTGGTGACCGGCGTAAATCTCCTTTTGAACCGTTTTGTTTAATACGTCAAACCGCTTGTCAAAGTCGTTGCCGTTCAACTGTTGTATGTCGGCGCCTCGGTCTTTGCTGTCGGCAAAGTTTAAAAGGATAGAATTAGCGTTGTCGGTGTTGGTGAATTTGTCTTTCACCATTCTCTCAATTTCCTCTTGCTGTTCTTGGGTCGGTTGTCCATTGTAGAACGATAAAAGAGTTCCGCCCATGAACCCATTTTTGCAACTGTTGAGGTGAAAATTTCCTATCTCTATGTCAAGTTCAATGTATGACATGGCGCCCAAGTAACTCGGCAAAGGGTAATATCTACAATCGGGGTGATATTTTTTTATGTATAGTAACTGTTTTCCGCTTGGGTTTTTCCAATCAAAAGCCGGTATCGTTTCAAACTCAGGGTTCCACTTACTCCAATCTTCACTAAAGTAGTATTCCGACCCGTCGTGGTTGCTCCTGTACTTACTGAAATCCGCGTGGTAAATTGCGGCAATTTTTTCGTTGAATTGGTCGTACACAATTTCCAAAGCAAACCCGTTGAAAATCTCAAAGTCAAGGGCTGTTTTTTCAAGGATGTCGTTTAGGCTTTCGTATTGGTTTGGGTGCTTTATGAAGTCTAAAATTTTACCCTGTGTCAAGGTGTTTAAGCCTTGTTCCTCAACCGTCCAACCGTTTCCTACAATGTAGTCCTTTTTTGAATTTACGATTGCATGGTGTTTCGCGCTTCGCCGGTATAAGTCAAGCAAGTATTCCGGATAGCGGTTTTTCCACTCGTCCGAATCGGCGCCGTAAATAATCCACTCCTTACTTCTGTCCTCCTTAAACGTTGGAACCTTATTAGTCCCAAAGTTTAATATCATGAACCCGTTGCTATCCTTATTCGCCATAAACCACGTAATTTGAATTTCCGCCTGTGTAGGCGCTTATCGGTGTTGTTGTTCCGGTTACTTTGACAATACCTTTTTCAAGCATTGTTAATCCGGTCGGGTCTAAGTTACTTGAAGAACTGTTTGCATAAACAAAATATCGCCATTGTCCGTCATTACTTAGTTTCACTTCCCCGTTGACCGGCACCGGTGTTCCTGAGCCCGTTTCGGTTATTGTGAATTTATTGTATCGGTTTGGGTAAGTGCTTGCGTCCTGAGCCACCGCGTAAACGGTTTCTTCCGTCGTATCGCTTTTAAAGGCGAAAAGATAGTAGGTTGCCGTTCCCTCTTCCGTAGTGGTTAGAACAACGGTGTTCACCGTATTTCGGGCAATGTTTATCACACCGAAAGAACACAGAACTCCACATCAACGTCAGCCGTGTCAGCTTGCGCCGCAATATTGTCCAAGTCAACAAAAGCCGAAAAAGCCGCCGCCGAGGTGTTGGCTTCTATACTACCTGATGAAAGAATGAAACTTGAACCGGCCAAAACTTTAACGTCAAAGGTTTCAGCGCTTGACTTTTTCACCCTAACCCTTATGAAGTTGGTGTCGTCAAGGTTTGTGATACGAATGTATTTTATGTTCGCCCTTACGAACTTTCCTTGGCCGTTGGCTGTGTCCAACTCAATAAGGTCAATTTCCCCGCTTGAAGGAACTGTTGCAATACGTCTGTCGCTTTCATTTACGTTTGCGATGGTGAGCGTATTGGTGCCACCTTGGTCAACGCCGTTTAAAATTATGCTTTCGGTAATTGTGACGGTCGCGCTTGCGGCTGTGATTGTGCTTGCCATTTAAGGTTCTTTTTCTTTAAATAGAAAAGCGCTCATTTTGTGCCAAAAAGAAAGCCTTGTCCAAAAGAACAAGGCTCTCAACCAAAAAAAACAAAACAACCCCCATGATGGAAAGGCGTTTTTCAAATGTAGTGTTTTAGAACGTAATTGATGCCGCGTCAGCCGCAGAAATTGAAATCATTTGTACAGGTTCCATTCCGCTTAAATTTATCGTGTAACCGTTTAAGTCGGCAAAAGCGGTTCCGGAAGCGGCTGTTCCGCCGCTGACTTCCAATCCGTTGGTTGTTCCAACTAACCAATAGGCCGGCGTCGCGTCGTTTGTTTCAACAAGCGCAACAAGTCTATTTTGAGCCAATAAAGCAATTTCATTCCTTTTTGCCGCCGCTAATTTTGACAACACAATCACAACTTCCGGAGCGAAATAAACTGTTCCCGCACTCGCTGAGGCTGTAATCGTTTCCGTTGCCGAACTCGTTTCCTTGAGTTGTTCGTACTTGCGGAAAGTTTGGGTTGCTGTAATAGTGGCAATCGTGCCACCGGCGGCATCAAGAACAGGCGTTAAAGCCACGTAATCGTCAACGGAAGCAAAAGAAACTGATTTCAAGCCTCCAATCGCATCGCGACACTCTAAAGTAAATCCGGTTGTTAACGGGCAACTCATTTTCGGTAATGTATTAAAGGTAAAGGGAAGGGCTTGCGCCCCTCCCGTTTAATCAGTTTAATTAGACAGCCACTTTTCCAACAAGGTCGGGATAAGCAATTTGTGTTCCCATTGTAAATTCACACGCAACTTTGAACTTTCTGTCGTCTTGCGAATACCACGCTTCAATATTTGAAGTATCGCTTTCCAAGTCAACGCCCAAAACCAAGTTTGAAAGGTTGGCGCCGTAAATACCGTTCAAGCCGGTAAGGCCATTCACCGCCACGCATTCAATGTTCGTTCCCGGGAACACTAATCGCATAGGGTCAAAATCGCTTTGGTATGAATTAAGCTGAGCGCCACCAAGTGCACCCGCGCCGGTCAAACCGGTTTGTCCGTTTAACATTCCCGCCGCAAGCAATCTGAACTTGTCATAGCCCATGAAAATCTTGAAATCGGGTTGTGCAACAGCTTCCGCCGGTGTGTTTACGTAGATACGTTCAATCGCCTCAATCATGTCGCTAATCGTTAGCGGCGAAGCCAATGGAACAGGAAAGTCACCCGCAAGGTTACAATCTGTGAATGAGGCTGTCGGCATAAGCAATCCGTCAAACCTTCCAAGGTTTCCAACACCGGCGGCGTCGTTACCTTGCCAAATCATTTTTTCAATCTCGTCCTGTATTTTCTCCACAAGGTATTGACCGAACTGAGCCTCAAACGGAAGCGCCTCATTTGGCGTTCCCGCCGGAAGTTGTGTTCTCAGGTAATACCCGCGCAAAGCGTCAGGGCAAAATTCCATGTTCACTTTACATTGCTTCGCGTTAATTGTACGTTGTGAGAATGTAATATTTCCGTCTTGTAACCATGTACAGTCACCGCCGTCATTTATATTAACCGCCGTGTCCATCAAGTTCAATGTTGTGTCTCCTTTGACCCCAACTTGTTTGGTCATCATTGCCGCCGTTCGCCCTCCAACAAGAGCCTTTGTGATTAGCGGAAAATTTTCCTGTTCAACGTAGGCTACAATTTCAGCCCCCCAAGTAAATCCCATTTTTCTTTTTTATTAGGTTTTGTGTATATTATTTTTTAAGCGCTTTACGCATTTTCTCAACTAACTCGTCAGCGCTTTTTCCCTTTCCAAAAGGGTTCGCGACCGGCTTTTTTGCTTCCTCTTTAGGTAGGGCCGCAAGCTTTCCAACAATGTCAGTCAGCAATTCAATTCCTTTTTCCATTTGCGTGAAACGCTCATCAATGGAACCTTGTGTAGCGAAATTCATGTGCTTGGCATATTTCGCCATCGCTACACGCATCGCCTCTTCGCTTGGTGCTTCCTCAACTTTTTCTTCCGGCGCCTCAGTCACCTCAACAATAACACCCGCTTCCACAACACAAACACGGCCATCTTCAAGCGTGTAACTACCTTCCGCCGGTGTGGTGCTTCCGTCCTCGTTATTAATTGAAACCATCGCCCCCACACTAAAGTCAGGGTCGGCGGTTAATGAAATTCCGTCTGTTGTTTTTGCCGTTTCCATTGCTTCTTCAACCGGTTCGGCTTCTGGTGCTTGCTCAGGCGCCTCAGTAATCTCAACAACCATTCCCGCTTCGGTGCGAAAAATTGTTCCGTTGTCCATTTCGTGTTCAGCGTCAGGAACTGAAACTGTTGTTCCGTCCTCGCTAATTAGTTCAGCGCTTGCGCCAACCTCTAAAGCCGGCGAAAAGCGTACAATGGTTCCATCACTTAATTTCGCGTCCTCACTTGGCGCCGCTTCTTCTTGTTCAGCAAAAAGCAATTTTTTGATTTCCGGTAGGTTTTCCGATACCAAAGATTTGAAATTCATTTGTTGGGTTTTGCCTGTAAATAGAACCAAGGCAAAAACGTGCCACTTAGAATAAAAAATTTGGAAAGTTGGTTTTCCGTAAGTGCCGTAAGAACAAACGTAAGAACCGCGCGAAATTTGTAACCGGTTGCAATGGGTTACACTTATTT